AGTGAAAGTACAATTCGTGGAATGGATATTCCGGATTTGTTTTGTTTGGTACTATTCTGATTACTTGATTACCTGGTTCAGGTTTCCACAAATTGTCTTGTTTTTGTGTTTTTGTTTGAAGTTTTTGTAACTTTTTTCTTACTGCTTCTAAATCCATAATGATTCTCTTTTTACTTGTTATTGATTAATTAATTATTTATTATTACTTAATATACAAAAGAATTTGTTAATATCCAAATCTTTCTCGTTAATACTTATTTTTCAATTGTTAATTTTTAGTTGTGTTATTTGTTATTTGTTATTCTTTGTATGGTAATAAATATACAGTTATTTTTCAAACGTTATACTTTTGGTAATTATTTTTTGTATTTTATTCGTTGTATAAAAAATATTTCTGTATCAATTCGTTTTAATCCTTCATCACCTGTAAGTAGTAAACAGTTTCTATATGTGTCCCAATCCACCACAAAACTTGTATCTAGTACTCCGTTGTTATGTAACTGTATTACCTCATTTAATGCGTTTATGCTGTACATAGTATTGGTGTCCTTCTTACGATGTACCAATATACTACCCGGTAAAAACTTCAAGTTTGGGTTTACCTCAATATTGTAACTACATATCACTTCGTGTGGAGTTTGTGTACTCAATACGAATATTTTGTCATACACAACATTGAAGCCATCTATAATAGTGTCTAGGGTTTTATGTACGTCTTTTTTAGTTGAGAACGTACATATTAGTTGTGTTTTCATTCATAGCTCCTAATTTGATCTTCTTGTGTCTACTTTAGTAGAAATACACTTTCGCATACTATCTCCATAACCACTCGCAACTTTTTGACTTGTACCGGCAGTTCTCCAAGTATCTGTACATATTGAATTTACTCCATCGTCACTATTCATAATTATAGCACCAGACTTTGAATCAATTTTACACGTTTGTCTTAAATGTTTTTTAAGTCCTTCTTTACCATCGATAGTTGTTACATCACCCTTGTATCCGGTGTTGGATGCTAAGCAACCTCTTATGTCTTGTGGTTGAGCTCCTCGAATACCCATTTGTACAATCATTTTTCCATCTCCACCATCAATGTAGGAATCGAAATGCATTGCGTCCATAACAGTACTAATATAACCTGAAACGTTTGGTCCATTTATTCCATCTTTCGGGAATCCTAAAACTTTGTCAGCATTTCTAATAGAATTAACTACTTTATCGTGAGAAGAATTAACTGCTGTTTTTTCGTTGTGTTTAATATCAACACATTTTTTAACACTATGATCATCAAAATTTATATCAGGATATTTAGTTCTTAGTTTTTTAGACGTAGATATTTCTCCTACTTTTGTCATGATTTTTCCATACGGTTCAAAAGCAGGCTTCTTATTGGAATCCAATAATAGTTGAGAGTGTTCCTGCATTAATTTTACTTTTTCCTGTGTTGACAGTAACGTTATATCTTTCCCTTGTGATTTTAAATAATTATTATAACCTGTATTGTTTTCTAGTTGATTCATATACTTAGACATTTCCGGTATATTAAGTATGGATATCATAGTATCGTCTATGTTTACTAAATTTGAACTTTGTACAGATTGTTGTTTTACATCTGATACTGTTTCGATAGCTGTGTCCAATGCCTTAGTAATTGTTGCCGCTGCCTCTTTTCCATATTGTTCTTTAATTACACCGAAACGAGATTTCGGTGTTGTATTATTATGTGGATCTTTTAAATTATCGTCTTTTTTATTTGATACAGATACTGTTGTTGTTCGTCCTCTGTCATCAACTCCAATTACAAAAGTGTCATGATATTTTCTAAATTTCTTAAATGATTTTAATTCAGATTGATAATGTGTTATGTCGTCTTGATTTTTGTCTTTAGTCGCGTTTGCTAAAAGATTTGTAAGTTTACTCTGTACTTCATTATCAATATCTTTTTCCGATTGTAGTGTTGTGTGTGGTTTACTAGTATCAAGATTTGTGTCTTCAGCTAGAATTTTACGTGTTGATAATGTTCCATCGTACGCTACTCTAGCCCATTCTAAATATGGTTCGTCTTTTCCGTCAAATCCCTTTTTACCTTTTAGATAAAATACTGAGTTTGGTATGTTTTTTATTCTTTCAAGTTCATTCTGAGCAAATGCTTCTCGTATAGCAATATATTCAGCACCACTCGGATCAGTAGGTTCTATTCCAAGAGATCTCAATGTTACACTTTCAGCCGAAGTTGGAAACTTAGATCGACCTGATCTAGAATTCATTTGTTCCAATATTGAATTAATTTGTTCTTTATTGTGTTGTGTAAAAACTTTTACATCTAGTGAATTTAATGCACTACAATATATAGATTCACCCTGTGAAGCTATTGCCCCACCAGCTCCTGCGTCACCCATATCTCGTTTCTGTTGAAGTTCTAATTGAGTTGTTTTATATTGTTGTTGTTCTATTTGTGGAGTATTAGAATCTTTTGCTTTTTTTATCGCCTTTTTTTCGACCGGAAGTAATCCGGCTCCAGATGCCATTGTATTAGGTCGATCACTCTTTTCGTCGTCAGTTTCAGGATTGTACTTCGACTTTTCAGAGTCTTCCTTAGATGTGTCGTCATCCTGTCCTTTTTCATCATCATTCTTGTCAGCTTTTTCGTAATTTGGTTTCTCGTCTACCGCTTTATCTCTAGCCTCTTCAGAGTTAAAATCTATAAGTTCATCCGTTTCCGTATTTTTAGCATAAAACTTTTCTTCCTTTTCTGTGATTAGTGTAGGTCCGTCCATTAAGTTACCCACAAACTCATATATAAAACTCTCCGGTAAATCATACTTTACTAACGAGTTAACCAACTCAGTAATATGTTCCGGGTTTTGTGGATTAGGTTGTCCATCGTCTACACGTTGTGCCCATTCCCTTAATATTGTATTTATAACTCTCATTTCGGTATTTCCGTTTTATTTAATGTGTGATAATCAGTTCCTATACTTAGTGTAACCGGATATCCACCTTGTTCCATTATCTTATTTATTTCTTGTATTGTTTCTTTTCCGTCTTCCACGTTGTAGTCGAATAGTAAAGAATCATATGTATATAACACCATCTTTGTTTTTTTATCCTGTAAATATGTGTGTAATTCGTCTAACATCAACATATTACGTTCAGTTTCCATATTTTGTAATAAATAGTTGAAAAGTTTATTTCTGTTAATATCACTGAAGAAATGATGATGCATCCGTTTACTGAATATAGGTGTTGTTATGTATCCATCTTCTTTAAATGTGGCCCACAAATTGTCTATGAACTTTTTAGTTTGTTGAAAGTATGGTATGTGTTTATATTCGTCTTGTATCCCACCATATAATTGTCTGAAACTAATTGTCTTACTTTCATTGTACTGTTCTTCCGTTAATGTATCCGTGTCAAAATACTGTTTACCCAAATAAATATGTATGTTTTCTGTACTTGGAAATGTGTAACCGATTAGTGTAGCAATTAAACGTAAATGATATGCGTCATAGTCAAAGCTCAACAGGAATCCGTCTTTTTCGTGTCTACTTATAAATGTTTTACGTGTTTCATCATCTTTCTTTAATGCTCCATAGTTTATACCTGCGTGTCGGTTACTAGGTCTACCTGTGGTTGTGTATATGTTGTATTCTGAAAATGTTAAATTGTTTTCGAGTCCGTTTCTTCCAAAGGTATCTATGAATTTTAAGTAGTCAACGAATAACCCTTCTGATTCTATTTTTTGTAGTCCTTCTATCACGTATTTATTGTAATCACGTATTGATTGACTAGTACCTAATTCTACAGTTTTAAACTTTTCCCGTATCTCAACACATTTTTCATAATGTTTTGTAATTGGTACAACATCGTTGGCATCAGGATATGTTGACATTTGTCGGTACAGAAAGTCGTGTGCTTTTGTGTCTGTACTGTTGGTATCAAGTGGTTTATTCGTTTGAAAGTAGTGTTGTAGGTCTAAATCGTACATTTCCTCACGTTGATAAAAATATAGAAAAGCCTTCTTGTTTAGTACATACAATTTATCAGGTAACTCGAGAAAGTCCCTTAAATCGTACGAAACCTGTATTAAATCGTTGTTATTGTACCCTATTATGTATTCTTCGTCTATTTCGGGATTGTAGATGTATATAAACGATATTCTGTTACGTGCGTAATGTTTGTAGATATCTGAGTAGAATGGAATTACTAGTGCATAAGGAGTTTCATCCAAGTCACCTTTCATTTTACTATATTCTTGTTCAGTCTCTACATAAACCATATGTTAAATATACAACAATTTTCTCTATTTTACAACTTTCATTCCAATTACTTCGACAGTTTGTCGTTTAACAGTTTTCATCTCGTATTTACGAGTGTCGTCGTTCCATTGTTGGAATGTGTCCATTTCACCAAATGTAATGGGTTTCAACTTTAATTTGTAAGTCTTGTTTTTAATACGTTTTCCACTCTTTTTGTTACCCACTTTAATAACAGGAAGTCCGTATTCATGACCTGAATAGTAATAAACGTTAAAATGCTTAAATTGTAGTTCCAATCTTAAATCACCCATATTGTGATAGTAGTAAGCAACTCCTTCACCAACTGATAAGTTTCTTTCAAACGTAACTTCAACAGTTTCATCATATCCAACTTCTTTAATAGTTAAACTCTTAGTATCAATGTCAACCTTATCTTTAGCTAGTTTGTCAATCCAAAATTGAGATTTTTCAATGGTACCAACTATATTATTGTCGGCGTTTTCAACTAACCAATTAAAGTATTTAGCGTCTCTATCAAATACTTCTTTAATTGTCCACTCACTATACTTACCAAATCCAACTACGGTATTTTCGCCGTTACAAACATATACCTTCTGTTTGTATCCGTTTTTAATCCAACTACCAGAACCACGTACTGTTTCGTCTATTGTATAATTCTTACCATAAATTTCTTCAACTTTTTCAATGGCACGTTGTTTGTCCAATGCCAAGTTTTTGTGAAATGTGTAGTTCACATTGTAATACTTGTAAGGACCATTCCATTGTTCAACTTTTTCAATGTGCCACAATGTGTAATATTTATTAGCTTTTCCTATTGTTGTCATAACTCTTATTATTAACTGTTAATCTTATTTCCTTTTACTTAGTAAAAGTACAACATTTTCACCACAAATCCAAATTTTATTGCAATTATTTTTCTAGCTTCGTAACAAAATTACGAAGTGATTGAGTCAACGTGTTTATTAAAGATCTTACTTGGAATTCTATGTTCCATATTGGGTTCGTGTTTAATTTCTAGTAATCCTGTATAATATAACGTGTTTTGGTCGGGATTGATGATTTCGTCTTTTCCACCTATAACAACGGTTCCGGTAATTTCTTCTTCACCAACACTTGTTTCAATGTCCAAGTTGTCATAGTATGTCCATTCGTTAATTGTTGACGGATTAAATAGCAGTAATTCTGTTTTTACGTGTGTTGCTAGTTTATGGGCAAAGTAGCCTCCCATACTTGACCCAACGATTAAGTCAGGTTTTAATTTGTCTACTATTTGTAGAGTTTCTTCGAATATAGTTTCCGGGTTTTCTTCATAATCCATATAAGGAGCGTAAACTACTCCTTTAGTAGCTAAGTGTCTAACTTTCTTAACTCCTTTACTTTCAAATCCGTGAAGATATAATATTTTTTTCATAGTCAGTTCTTTAACTGTTTTACATAGTAAATGTACAACAATTAATTGGAAAAAACAAGAAAAAACTAATTTATTTTTTATTAATCCTCAAATTCTTCTTCGTCGATGAAGTCTTGGTTTTCATCTATAAATTCTGAATCATACACATCAACCGAATCATCTTCGAAATTATCAATAGTTTCTCGCATTAAATTAATAAGCGAATCAAACGTGGTTGTATCTTCTCCGTCTTCTGTCATTATAATTTTATCTAATTCTGATAAGTACCCATCCATTATACCAGAAAAGGACATAAATATATCGTGTAGCTCTTCTGCTCCTTTGTCTGTTAGTGCCATTATTTTATACCTAATTTTTTAATATTCTTTTTTTCTTTTTTTGTTGTTCTGCTGTATGTAGCAGATGGATTGTTTAAAATTGTTCCTTCGTCAACTAGACCCATTTTTTTAGCTTCCCGTAACCACTTACCTTTTACTATTTGCCAATACTTGTCTTTACGGAAATTAGCTTTATTATTTTTGTGCCAAGCATCCATCACTTGTTCCATTGTTTTACCTGTGTGTTCCATTACAGTTTCAAACCCACGTAAGTAAGCCTGAATTTCGTTACCTTGTAATAAGTATCCAACATAGTAAGCCGGATCGTTTGGATTACGTTTAACATACTTTACCCACTTGTCTTGAAATGCGTCTTGTGCTACGTGTTCTAATTCGTGTCGGAACATTTCACGTAATTCGGATATTAAGTCTTTTAGTGCAGCTGGAAATTGGTGTGGATTGTATTGAATTAGTCCTACAATATTATCCTTGGTATCTTTTGCGGCGTTGATGTTAAATGACCATTTTAAATTCTTGATAGGGGTAAACTTAATTTTAACCGTTACATTTTGTGGACTTTCATCTTGGTCGTTTCGTGGAGGCTTTATTGTAAAATCCGGTGGAGTGAACATAAATGATTTCTTACTTGTCCACGATTTTTTAAATTGTAGTAACAAGTCATCTATCTCGGTTCTATATTCATATTCTTTTAATATCATTTCTTTACCAATTTACCTTTTTGTGGATCTTTAGTTGGGTCGTCTGTGATGGTAGGTGTGTTGAATTTAGTGTCGTCTAAATCATCAATCTTTGTCCAATCAGGTAATACGTTTTTGTTTGTTCCATCTGAGTTAGACGTTGCTGCTAACTGTGATTTGATATCACTTACATCATCACCATTAACAATACTACTTAAATCCGAATTCGGATGTCTTATCATTCCTTCAAGACTTTTATCAAATACCTTATTTAGTCTACTTGCTTCCCAAGATTTAGCATAACTTGCTTTAGTAGCAAACGGCCATAGTTGATCTGCAGTTGTCATATCTGTAGAGTTTGTTCCCTCTTTAATAGCGTTATATATGTCACGAAGTTTAATCATTTAAACATCAATTTTTTGGTTGTGTGTTTTAAAGTCTTTCTTCCTCATTACCGTTTTACTGATAAAGTCAAATTCCTTACCATCCCATTTTAACACAAATGGTACATTTACATCATTGTTCATATCGTGTAGTACTGCCTCTGCTTCGTGTCCTAGTTTAGGTATAGTTTTGCCGTACTTCTTATACGTCTGTTTAAATAGATGTATTAGTTCTGCTGTGTTAATTGGTTTGCCGTTACGTGAATCATTTACTCGGTCCATAAAATGTTTGGTAAAGTTAATATCAATACCTACTTTACTAAACAGTTTGTCCGCATACTTTTCTACTGCATTTAAGTCGCCTTGACTAATGTCTTCAAATAATATGTTACGGAGTTTAATCATTATTTCTTTTTACTTGGTTTTAAACTTTGGTAAAATTTAGATATTATTTTGTGTGATTGGCTGTAAGCTCTATAATCCATATCCTTTAATTCACCATATAGTTTTTTCCAAGCCAATCTATCGCCACCCTTAATTTGTCCTATGATTTTACTAAGTTTTGGATTTTTAGTTAAGTATGATTCAATCTTACTCATATCAGCTGTTTTGAATATAGTGTCTAATCCTTTTACAAAATCCTTTTTAGCTAATTTAGGTCCTAATATAGGAACTCTCATTAATATAGCTTTTCCAAGTTTTTTAAGTTCTTGTACATCTGCGTTTGTAGTATATGCAATTTTGAACATTACGTATAATGCAAATAAACTACTTACGATTGTCGGAATACTCATTCCCCCAACTGACCCTAAATCTTCTTCAATTGCTTCGTTTTTACCTTTTTTACCTTTTTCGTACTTGTCTTTGATCTTACCAATTTCTTCGTGTCCTAAGTCTTTACCTGCAGCTGATTGAATTTTAGTCATTCCCTCTTTACCGTACTTCTTAACACCTGCTTTGTACATTATTCCGTTCTCATTAACTGATTCCTTATTTAATAATTTTTGAACGACAGCATCATATCGAATAACATAATCAAATTCGGATTTTACAATATCTTTTTGTTGTGTTGACATTTTTTTATTCAAAAGAGTTTTTAATTTCCACGATTTTTCTTTACCACGTTTAACATTATCAATCATACTCTTAATTTCGGGGTCTTGGGATAATTTGTTCATTATTTTTTTGGTTTTGGATTTCTTTAGGAATATCTTTATCAATTTAATCCACCCAGCTGGAGATAATTTATTTCTTATTTTACTACTCTCAATTCCACTTACAACTAGTTCCCATACTAGCCAAATAAATGTAGCTCCAAAAGTCATAGCAAATATAAACCCGGGTATTCTCGGTAAATCAATAAATACTTCATTAACTGATTCTTCACTCATAGCTATTTTTGCTATAGCGGATTTTTCTCTATCAGGATAAGATGTCCATTCTTTCTTTTTGGTTGCTAATTTTTGAGCTATTCGTTTTGGTAACCCTACTTCTATTGTTTCACCTGTTTTAGTATCAATTACTTTGAATTTATCTTGTGCTTCATTAACTGATTCAGCAACAAATGATTTTCCTTGTCCGTTTTCAACTGTGATCTTTGCACCCGGATGTTCTTTTTTTGCTTTCTCGTATAATGCTGGTATCATAGCCATTATCTTTGTTGGATATTGTCCTACTACTTTACGTTTATTAACATCGTTAGCAATTACTGTCCAAGTTCCACCTACGTTTAACTCACGTGCGTTTTTCATTATCTTGGTCCACTTGCCTTCATTGAGTTCACTTACAAATTTATCTACTTCTTCGTTGATTATTCTGTTAATTGTTTCGTTGTTAACTGATTCTTTTACAATTATTAAATCCTTATCAATTTTTGCAAAATCACCATCCATGAAATAGACTTCATAGTGTCGACCCTTGTCCTTTATTTTTTTAACCTTTTCTGTATCACCTTTTTTATAAGGAGTAGGAAAATGACCATCACTACTCATATCCGGATAAATGTTTATTTCCGAGTGTTTTTTAAATGTAATAGTTGCTTCATTAACTGATTCCTTAATTGGCGTCATATAGTGACCCCGTTTAAGGGAGTTCCACGTTGATATCGGAATTATCATATACTCACGTGTACTAAAATCATAATATTTAACACCTTTTTTATGGTCAATATCCTTTATTTTGATAGTAGTTTTCTTTTTACCTATTGTATAAATATAATCTTTACCTACTTCTATTTGTCCACCTTTTGAATGTGCAAAGTTAGCTTCGTTTACATTTTCTGCATATGGTTCTCTCACGTCAATCTTTCCTTTGTTTAATAAAGCCTTTAATAAATTAATTTGACCAGGTCTTATTTTTGGCATATCTTTTCTCATTGGTGCACCGGCAGGTGGTCGTTTACTTTGTAGTTGTTTTAAACGTTTTGATAGAACGTCTTCTCCAATAGCCTCAAACCAAGCAATACTCTTTTCTTTGTCGTAATATTGTGCGGGTACGTTTTTACCTTTATATATTACATTTTTAATGTCGTCCATTGTAGCTTTGAATATGTTAACATCTCCACCTTTAGGTTCAACACCACGTTTGTTTTTCATTGCATCACCGACTGCACGTAATACGGGAATTAAATCTCCAATGTTTAGGTTTGCTCGAACTCCACCTACACTTGCATTTGGATTGTTAAAACTTGTAGCGGCATATCTGTGATGTCCATCTAGTATGTAGTTGTCTTTACTGATTACAGCTCCTAGATCTCCACCCTCAACACCACCTATAGCCATTGCTAATGTTTTACCTAGGTATATTGCGTCTTGACTTGGTTTAAGTTTTGATACTGCTATTTGTACGTCTTTGGTTGGTACAACATCATCATCTGCTTTTCCACCATCATTCTTAGGGTCTCCTTTTTTAAGAAATCCTTTTTTACTGCTTGGTAGTGGATTAGGAAATTCTTTTGGGTCAATTTCTTTAGTTGGTAAGTCTTCGTTAACTGATTCTACTATCTTAAATGTTTGGGTACGTTCACTTGTAGATGGATTATATTGTTTTTCAATTTGTTTATCTATTTTACTTTTTCTATTACTCTCATCAAATGTAGGTGAATATGATGTCTTAAATACCCAATCCATACCAAGTTTTTTATAAATGATATCCTTAATATCATTTATTCCCTTAGTAGCCATTTTAGGGCCGTATGTGGCTACTTTAATAGTTTTGCCCTCTGTTATACCGAGTCTTGTTTTCATTTGTTCTTCGGTAATTTCACCTACGTTATATTTACCTTCGTTTACTTTTCCTTCTATAATATCGTTTGCTTTTGCTACTTTAATCCATTCATCAATTAAACCAAGTAATTTCTTATCGTTGTTTTTCTTAGCAAATTTTTGTATAGCCATTATATTTGCTGGTTTTAAACCATGCCCTTGTTTACCTGTCATACCAACTTTACCGCCTCCGTGAAAACGACTAACACCTGGATTATGGTCTTTCGGATAATTCTTTTCAATGTGTTTCTCAATTGATTTATCAATATCTTTAGTTGATATTGCCTGACCGTAAGTAAGTTCTACACCCTTTTTCTTTTTGATTGAAGCTTCGTTCATTCCTGCCTTTAATAATTGCACTTGTTTTCCGTGTCTTGTGTATCCACCTTTCTTTAATAAGTTAACAAGTTTTTGTGGACTAATAGATTTAGTTTTATCATCGAATACGATTTCATACATATCAGCCCATTTACGTACAACTGTAATACCACGTGCTATGTCTATCATACTACCTTTGTATCCAGCAATTTTTAATACTGCTTGATTTGGGGATTCTGATGAAACCTTTTTTAGTTTACTTAACATTGTTTTAGCGTGTTCAAGTGAAGTTTCTCTACCCGGAGACCAACTACCTACATAATAAGTATCACCGTGTTCAACCAAGCCCCATTTACTTAAATATTTCATTGCTTTTAAGTCTTTGTTTGGGTCTACTTCTTTGAATAGTTTGTTAAAACCGTTTGGGTCAATACCTTCAAATGCCTCGTAATTTGGGTTTGCCATTTCAACATTAATTTCTGTTGACCAGAACGGACCATCATCTCCTTGGACTTTTACTTTGGTTGGTTTACCTGTACTTATATATAATTCACCTTTAGTTATACGACCTGTGTCGGCTGTAAAAGTTTTTGTTGCAATATAAAACTTATCGTTTGGTCCAATTTTAGCTTCACTGAGTACTTTAGACTTTTCTTGTTTTACTATTTCTTCGAGTCTTTTTTTATTCATCCTTTTATCCCCATTTGTTAACGAATCTTGTTCGTTGGTCTTCTTTAACATAATCAACTACATCGTGTTTACCACAATGTGGACAACTTAGTTTTTCAATAGATTCCGCTTCGTTTATTTTCCATTCTTCACTACAAGAGGAACACTTATAAATATACGTATGTCTAATAAATACTTTATGACTCATTATTTCTTAGACCTCTTTTTTGTTATCCATATTAATTTTCCCAACATATCTGCTAGGTCTTTATATGTTTTAGGTACTGATACTTTCATTGACTGTGGTAATATCTTGTTAATAAACTCGTAACTGAACAATACATAGTTTTTAGAGTCTAGTATTACTTCTCGATTTTTACTACGAGATAGTGATTTTTTATATCCCTTAATTATATCAACCGCTTCTTTGTTACTGTTAACATCACTACCAATATAGCCCAATATATCGTCCACGTCTTTATGTTGAATTGCTTGGAATGTAGAAGTTGGTATTAATATATGTGGACTTCCAAAGAACTTTGCTTTATCCTTTTCAAACGTTGCAAATGTTGGAGTTTTACTTTTGAACCCAAAGTGTTTTGTTAGTGCTGTTATAACTTTATCCACTTTAGCATCCATTTTGCCTCGATAAGAACCACGGTCTTCAACTACATCATATATACCACCATAACCATTCAAATTCATTCCTCTCCATATTATTGGAGTACTGCCCAATTTACTTGAAATTGATTTTAATCTCTCAAGTTCTTTGATATATGGATTACCATCAACCTTTTCGTTGTCGAGTCGTACCAATGATTTTACGGATTCTGATATCATTTTGACTTTTAAGAACTTCGTTTAGTAATTTTCAAACGTTTCAGATCTTTTAAATATTCGTCAGTCATAACAACCATTCTACCTAACGTTTGGTCTTTTTTTCCTTGAGGCGATGGATTGTTCTTGTCAGCTTTTTTTGTTAATACTAATTTTGTTACTCTTGGATTTCTTGCATCTTTATGATTATTATAATATTGTGTTTGGTGTACAGAATATTTTTCTCCTGCAGGGTCTTCAAATTCGTGATATTGAACGTGTATAAACATTGGTGGTTTTTGTCCTTGACTTCGATCATAGTTTTTTAAAGCTTTATGAGCTTCCTTTTCACTTCTACTACCTTTTGGGAAAAATTCGCGAAATGCGTCGTAACCCTCTACAGGTAAATATTGTGGAATTGTTTCTTTACCAGAAAAATTCCTATCTGTGTACTCTTTTAATAAATCTCTTAATTTCATAATTTTATCCTTTTGGTTTTCCGTATAATCGTTTTGTTCGTTTTACGCCTTTAATAGCTCTTTCATACCAACCATCACCTTTCCAAGTAATGTCTTTCTTCAATGCTTTACGTACAACTTCTTCGTCGTCTATGTATTTTAATCCTGTTTTTGAAACTACGTGTTCCGGAGCTCCGGATAGTTCAGCGTAGTTACCTGATTTCTTTAACATTGTAACTAGTTTATTAATTAATTCTTTTTTTGCTTTACCACTTCCATCACTAGCACCAGCAACAAACTTGGTTCCTGCAGGTTTTTTCTTTGTTCCCATAGCAACATCTGCATCCGGTTTATCGTCAACGTCTTCTAGTTCCCAATCAGGTGCCAATTTCTTAATGTCTGCAGTTGATTTAACCATCATACCCGCACCGCCCGCTGCCTTGTAGGTTTGGTCTATCATTGCAACGATATCGTCTTCGTAATCCTTTAAATCTTGATCAGTTGCTTTCATCCACTTATTTTTAGGAAGTTTTTCCATTAATATTTTGGCAACTTCTTCTTTAATAATTTTTCTCAAGTTCATAATAGCTCCTCACGAACGGCTTCATCCGTTAATTTATTATAAATACTAAATTCTTGTAAATCCGTTAGATAATTTGTTATTCCTGGCATTTTAGATTCATTGAAAAATAGTGTTCTTTTGTTTGTTTCCGGTATTCCGTATATTGTTACACTTCCATCCGTAACCGTTTCTATATCACCCGCAATTTTCCATCTTATGGAAAGTCCACTATATAGTGCACCATTAATTCCTGCACCCGTTTTTTGTAGTGTACTAAACTGTTTTTCGTCAATTTCAAGTATTGTTCCGTTTGGGTGATTTCTACGTTTTACAAAATAACGATTAAACCATTGTAGTTTATAGTCATCCGGTTTCAGTGAACTTCTTGGATTGTAAGCTTGTGGTGCTATGTACTTGGTTACATCTTCCCCTTTACGTATGGTATCGTATATATTTTTTTCCGGGTTTTTTGATTGTTCCACGTAAGGTATTAAGTGTTCTGATAACGATTTATCATAACTACCTAGTGTCATTACTGTTCCGTCAACGTATTTATGATATCCTCCACTATATTCTTCTTTAGTATCTCGATACATCCATTCTTTACCTGCTGTGTAAAGTCCCGTTGTTATTTGGAATGCTGGATAATATATTTTTGCTCTTTTTGCCATTATACGGATAACCTACATACTGTTTCTAATTGTGTTGTCCAATCATTGTTCTGTATTGAATGGTTTACTTTAGTTACCGTGAATACTGCTTTGAACTTACCACTTATTTTTTCTTTGTACTTTTTTGGTAGATAAGTAGTAGCTACAGTATCTCCAAATTTGAATCCATTAATACCGTCTATTGTTACTCCAAATTTAAGAGGTAACAATATATTTTGATTCCACTTGTCTAGGTCGTTATCTCCAAGTGTTTTGTATGTGTTTAGTGCATTTGCTATTGATTCTTGTTCCCCTAACAATTTGTGTACGAATACTTCGTCATAGTCTAGTTCTATACGTGTGTACTTATAATATCCGAATAACACTTGTAAATGATTTTGTAGTTTCTGTGCTTTTACTGCATTTGATTTAACATAGCTCGGTCGATCTGCGTACCTGCCTCCAGCGGCAATATGTTTTTCGTCGTCTAGTTGATCTTGTGTTTTAGTTTTACCACTTGTGTTGGTACCACATTGATTGGTAAATAAACCTGTAACAGGTTTGGGGTAAGATGTACTTTGAACTCCGGAATTAGCTCCTCTTGTTGCTACGTATGCTTGTGTAGCCAATGCATCCGGAATTTGTGCTGATAGACTCATATCACGTACCACGGATTGTGTACCAAATGGTTTAAATGATACTATTTGTTTTTCTAGACTTGAATGTGTAAACTTAGTATGATTTTTATTAACAATTAAGTTGTTGGTTGTGGTTTCATTTTCGGTAGGTACAATAGTTAAGTCATATACACCACCGGAACATTCTGATATTAAATTGAAAATACCTGTTAGTAATCCTTTTATTGTTGCAACGTCATTTCGTTTACTAGTTAAACTGTTTTGTATTGATTGTAGTGTGTTTATATTTATTAATGTAGCTCCTAAATAGGCTTCATTGGTTTGTGATGTTCTAGCGAAATCCCAACTTTTTTTAACATCAAAATCAAGAGGTTGTTTATTAAATTGTAAAATATTTTCCTCAACGTCCTTATTAATTCCTTCTTTGTTTTCCGCAACAAAAGCTTGTTGCAATTCAGATATGTTTACACCTGGGTTTGGGTTATTGGATAATCTTTTTATTTCTGTCCAAGTATAGTCTCCTTGATAAACACCCGGAAATATAATATGTTGTATTGCAGGAGATTTTATCCAAGGGTCTTTATATCCTAATGTAGTAGAACTATTACATACAAAGTCTGCTTTGTATTTTGTTTGTTTTTTTAGTTCACTGTTAATTAATTCAACTAGTTTATCTAAGGATATATACCATTGTAATCTATCTCCACCATCTTCCGATTTTTCTTCACCTTCTGCTAGTTCAATAGCTTTTAAATTTAATTGGAATACAGATAAGCCTTCTCCACTTGCACCGTGCGTTTTAAAAGCATCATCCTTTTCAAGTTTTGTTTTTATATTGGCCGCTATTTCTCCAAATCCCGTAAACGTTTTTTCCGCTATTCCATCCGGACTTTCTTTTTCTAGTTTTGTGTCACTACCTACTAGATGTGGATTTGTACCTAACGTGAAATATCCCTCACCCACCGCATCAAATGAACAATCAAATCCACCTTCTTTGTTTAAGTTGTAACTGAAATTATACGTAATGCCGTTGAATTCTCCTTGATTTGGATCTTCTCCTTTTTTATGAGCTTTTGTGTTATTGTCGACACTCCATCCGTAATTAATTTTTACGTCTTGTCCAACTACTAAAATACTACATTCAATATCTTCAAGTTGTTTTATACTATAAACTTTAAAAGTAACGGTTGCTCTTTGTAATGTACCATATTCTCCATCGTGTCGTACACTTATACTTGATAACGTTGGTTTTGGGATGATATTTCCTCCGTCAGTAGCTTCTGTACCACTATACAATGACCCAAATCCTTTTTGTGCTTTACCAAGTAATAATTCGTTTGCGCCATTTCTTATTGTGCCCCAAGCTGTTTTACCTGCTAGAAATGTATCGTGGTCTTTGGCACTTAGTTTTCCGGCACGAACTCTACTACCGTAAATTGTTTCCCTACGTTCAATCTCAGTCTTAACCCAACTAAATGCCGGGTGCATAAATACTGCGTCGTTTGCTGTTGCCATTTATTATCTATTTTCGTTTTGATTTGTCCATTCTTTAGTAACTAGTTCGGCGTCATATGGAATACGTAATTGAATACCGGGTGTTGTTACCATTTCATATAAATTGTTAGCTGTTGCTAAATATGTCCATTTTGTTCTGTCACCATAATATTTACTTGCGAGTAAATCTAGTCTATCACCTTCACGTGTATAAATATATATGTCCTGTACATCTTTGTTAATAGTTGGAGGAGTTGTTGTTGACAATCTACGTTTTCCGTTGTCATCTCTATTTACGTTTGCTATTTCGTATCTGTGTATTGCCATATATTTCCTTATTTAGCTTTTTCTACGTCCTTATCATCTTCAGCTTGGGCAGTTTCTGACGTTGAATCAGTTAACCAATTTGTTTTGGTTGATTTGTTGTCTAGTCTTCCTCTGTCCGATAAACTATACATTCTTCCATTCCATTGTGGTCTGTAATCCATTAACATTGTAAGTTGCATTGACACATTTACTCCGTGTGGTAATTGTAACATTTCATCGTCATTTTCCAAGTTAATTTCCCAAGGTGTATCTGTGTCGGTTGATATTGTTAGTCCACTGATAAAACAAGGTGTTTCTTGGAACATATTACCTAGTGTAAAACGTATATATCCACCTCTCATTACTCCACTTGAATAATTAGGTGCTGTCCAACTTGCTAAATAATTAAGTTTTCTCCACATTGGTTTCATTTCTTCACGTGACGTTGCGTGTACTTTAAAATCAAATGATATACCCCTTCCCCACGTATTGTAGGTATGTACTGCATCAGCTCTACCTAGTATCTGTGTGGAATTCCAACTTGGACTGAATGTGTCTGTTACTTGTCCTACTGTATTTCGGAATACTAAGACTTCTTCTGTACCCTTATCTTGATTTGTACCTGTACCAATTTGTGATGGACCTGTAAAGTAGAAGGGTATGAAATCTTTGGTTTCTTCACCACCTTGTATTAATTGATATATTTCACTGAATTTAGATAACCCGTCGTTGTCTCCAAACTTGCCACCTTTTATTTTTGCGTCAATTAAATTTACTTTGTCACCACGTGAGTCTTTTGGGTCTACTTTTGTTGAATAGTCATCTCTAAACACATCAGAAGTACCTTGGTCTCCAAAACCAAAATTATCACGTAAGTTGTTGTCTTTCCAATTAGCAGTTAAGCCTTGTCCACTACTATTTCTTTGTTCTGTATTTAGTCGGAAATCATGAAATTTTTCTTTTCCGTCTAAATTTGCTCCTTTTCTATCAGAGGAGTTTTTTGGTATTGAAGAATATGCTAGTGTACTATATGCTTTTATTCCTGTTTGAATTTCACTACTAGGTGTTGATGTTGGATTGGCTTCTGTTGGGCGTTCATTAAATGGATATTTATTTGATTTTCTTAGTTTTTCTTTTTCTTCTTCAAACTCATGGTTTCCACTAATACCCTTTGTATCTAATTCTTCTCTATTTTTTCCACCTGTTCCTGTTTTTTCAGGACTGTTTGATATTAGAGGTGTATATTGATTTCTAATATCATACTTATCTTGTCCTACTAATGGATTAATTGCTTCTTGAGCTTCATTATATCTACGTTCACCCTCTTTACCTCCACCAAGTAATTTAATGGCAGCGTCACGTGCTTTTCCTTTAAGTAAGGGTTTACCTATATCTGATTTATAAAAACGTGTATGTGTTGTTATTCCTAATCCGTATGTTGAATTTGGACCTCCTTGACCACCCATAACTCCTAATGGATACTTAGCGGAAATTCCTAATGGTAATCCCACTAAACCTATAAGGTTGTCTGTTTTATCTTTTATTTCGACTAGTCTATTCTTACCTGATATCTTTTCTAATCCTGAGTTTCCGTACGCAAGTTTTTTAGCTCGTTGTACAACTCCATAACTTGCAATTTCGTTTGCAAATGGTATTCCGTGTGTTGTTATGTGTGCACCAAAAGCACTACCTGCTACAGATAGTAAACTAGTTACACCTGTATGAATTTTTGTTAATTTAGGTCCTATTGATTCTACATTTGGGTTTGTTAACCCTAATCCAACTTGTTTTATGTTCCATAACAGTCCTGCAGGACTTGCCATAAACTTACCAATACGTACTACGTCTAGTGCAGTTCTAACAGTTGCAGTTACCGCTCCGCCACGTATAAGTCCACCATCAGGACCACCTAGTCCAAAACGTTCTGGGTCATATCCCGCTTCTCCATTTTTCTGAATACCACGTAATATGTAAGGTTGTTTAATGTAGTAAGGATTGTATGCTTCGTCACGTACTTTGAACTTACTGTATGCAGCGTCTAGGAAACTTGGACTGTTCTTTTGTACGTACTGAAATCCTAATGCTGATAACTTTGATACACCTACTATTTCACTGTAATTTCGGTCTGTACTGTATCCTAAATCACTTGCAATCATTTTAACAGGATGTCCAACTATTGAACCTGCTCCAGGTACAAATGTTCCTTCTCCAAGTTGTGCACCTAGTTTACTGTTACCAACAGTATCTAAATCTGTGTAGTTTTGTATTGTAGTTGTACTTCCGGCAAACTGAACAAATCTACTTGATTCCCATTTATCATTGGTTCGTAAACCGCCAATGCCCTCAACGAATCCATTTTGATTTCGTGTTGCGTTTGATAGTGGATTTCCATCTATGTCAAGTTGACTATGATTCACGTGGTGTGGATTATCGTGTATTCCGTTTACTGATAAAGTATTTGAATATTTGTTATCGTCTATACTTGTTCCTGTTTCGTGTCTACCACCTAAAGGACTTGCATTTGTTACTTCTGTTCCGTCAGTATGTCGTCCTGATAATGGACTGGTATTTGGATTATCCACTCCGTTTGTATGTCTTCCGTCAAGTGGACTTTGGTTAACAGTATCAACACCATCCGTATGTCTTCCGTCAAGTTCTGATGTATTTGGATTGTCCACTCCCGTTGTGTGTCTTCCACTTAATGCGGATGTATTAGTAGTATCTACTCCTTCCGTATGTCTGCCGGTTGGTGTTGTAGGTGGAACTGTTCCATCTATATTAAATCCACTATTGTCAGTTTCGTGTCGACCTGATATTTGACTGTTGTTTGATGTTTCTTTACCTTCTGTATGTCTACCAGAAATAGCACTACCATTATCAACTTCTTTACCTGTTGTATGTCTACCCTCAATAACACTATTGTTTTCAACATCAACACCGTCACCAAGTCTTCCTGATAATGGAACTGTATTTTTCACTTCTTTTCCTTCTGTATGTCTGCCGTCAGGTTTAGTTCCTGTTACTTCTTTACCCTCTTCATGACGACCTTGTGGACTAGGAGCATTTACTACTTCTTTTCCCTCTGTATGACGTCCACTTGGTTTTGGAGCATTTACTACATCAGTACCTTTTGTATGTCTACCCGTTGGATTGGTTGTGGTTGCATTAATTCCTGTTTTTTGTGGTGTTTTAGGAATTTGACTTGTACCGGGTACAGCTCGTTCTGCTAATGGAGTTGTTTTCCAATCTTTGTTGGCACGTGGAGATTGTGCGGTTACAATAGGTGTAGTATCCAATGGTTTTCTGAATTTACTTAAATCTGATTTTAAATCTTTTAATGCCATCTTATCCTAATCCTAAGTTGTTACCGATTCTAGATACGTTTTTTTGTCTTGTAAATAATCTTTCTCTAGGACCATCCCCAAAATCAACTAATACTTCAACAGGTTGGGGTTGTGTAGATGAAGAAGATTCCTTTATCGCAGAAACTATGTGGTCTAACTTAGCATAAAATTCAGTTAATGGTACAACTGCTTCATCTTGACCAGCTTCTGCTACAATAGTATGAACTCCACCTGGAGTTGCCTTTACCATAGCACCATCAGCTGCTTTCATTCCTGTTACAACTCGTATTGTCGATTCACCCTTTTCTCTTGATTCAATTTGACTTGCCGCGTTTCTCATACCAGAATCGGTTGATTTTTTAGCATTGGCCATTGCTTCTTTAGATTTAGCTTCTTTTTCTTCATCTGAACTAAAATCCTTAAATAACAATCCGGTCAATGAACCTCCTGATGCTAAGTATTCTCCTGCTTTAGCTAATTGGTCTAGTAACTTACCCATACCGTTTGCAACTTTAGCTGTGAATTTTTCTTTTAATAAGTCGATCGACCTGTCAAAGCTTTCCATAGCACTTGCACGAGATTGTTCTTTAAGTGCTTCGTCAAATGCCATATCACCTTCAATACCGGCTTTCATTTTCAACTGTTTTAATTCTTCTTCTGCTCCTTCAATTCCGTTACGTCTAGCTTTCTCTGCTTTCATTAACGAATCCATCATATCATCTCGAACAATACTATTTAGTTTTCTAACTGTTAGAGATTTTTGTAATTCGCCAAGTTCCATACCGGAAGCTTCCGCAACTTTTTGTTTGGACTTCCAACTTAACTCATCCCAATTTGCAATTGATTCTACTTGATTAAGTATCTCATCTTGCATTCCCGCAAAATCTCCAGCTAATCCAAGTCCCTTTGCTTTATCAAAGTTTAATCGTGCACCTGTAAGTACATTGGCTTCCATTTGTGCACCAATACTAGTATCAATGTTTAATTGATTATTAGCAGTTGACTGCATTTTATCTAGTGTAGTACCTAAACGTCTTGCCTCTAATACTTGTTTGGTTAGTTCTTCAGTATTACCTGAAAACATTGCTTGCACATTACTAGAAACATTGGCTATGTCATCTAATGTATCCTTTATATCAAACCCTAAGCCACGTTGTTTGTTGTACTCGTTAGTAGTATCATTAATAGTAGTTAATGTTTCTTTAGCTGTTTTACCGCTAGTTTTACCAACTATTGCAATCTTAGCAGCGTTTTCCGCGGATAATCCTAAATTAAATGTCGTACGTTCTAATAACTTGAGTTCTTCAATGGATAATGTATTAATACTTCCCATTTCAGTTTTCCAGGCTGATAATATAGGAAGTGCATTTTTCATTGAAACTGCTAATTCACCTGTTGTTTTATCGGATTTATGTAAAGCTTTCTCTAACTCAATTGCCTCGGCCTTTGACATCGATAATCCTTTAGCCATTTCCGATATGTGTTTATCGGCTCCTGATGCCATTGCCATTAACGCAACCATTCCTGCAATTATGGCAGCTATCCAACCTACAATAGGTATTGACATAATAGCCATACCAACGGACCTCGCGGCACCAATACCCGCTTTTCCAAATGCTTTCATTCCGGAGGCACCAGCCTTACCAACACCAGACATATTCTTTCGCATATTTTTAATAACTTTGGCTTGAAAATTTCTTTTTGTTTTATCAAATGATTTACTTAAGCTACCCTGTAACATATCGGCTGCTTTACCCCCGACAATCGGAATTTTACGAAGTGGTTCTGTAAACCCTTCTAACGTGGATTTAATTTTATCCATTTTCTTTTGTGGATAAAGTTTGTCCGATGCTTCTTTTGCTTTTATTTTTAGTTGGTCAATAACTGCTAATCGTTTTGTTTCTACACGAGTAACATCTTCAGCGAGAGACATTTGTTCTTTAAGTCCCTTAACAATATCATTACTTAGATTTTTATTTTCTGCTATAAAGCCACCTAATGTTTCTTGTATCTTTACGTTTTTCTCAGCGGCCGTGTTTGATTCCAGACTAAGACCAACTAATTCTTCACGTAGCTTCTTTTCTTTACCGAATATAGTAAGCTTATTTTCTAAAATAGAAGCTAAACTACTATGAAAATTTAATTCGTCTTTATGGTCCTCTTTTTTAGCCATAAATTAACCATTTTTCCTAGACTCATAAGCTTTTAGTTTTATTCTCAACGCGTCAGACGAATCTTGATAGTCTTTAATAGCATCGTTTAATTCCGGGTCCTTTTTTAGTTGTTCTATTGCTTTGTTAAAACTGTTATTTGTTAATAAAGACAATATTTTACCAAACAACCCCTCTGATAATAAATGTTTACTCATAATACTTCCTTGTTATTTAGTTATAAATATTGGGAAATAAGATTTATTACTTTTTAGACCTAGCCTTTTCCTGAGCTTTGTTTTGTTCGTCGATGAATTGGTTGATTTTTTTAATATGGAAGCGTCTTAACCATACGGGCATATTATATACTCGCTCGTGCGTAAATCCTCCTTGTCCGTGGTACACTAAGTCGTGAATCTCAGCGTGTAGTACCGGTCGATAACTACGACCTAGGCCAAAAAAACTCGACGTCAATGGGAATGTCTACTTTGTCGTTGTGTTCCATACATTCTGAACAACTATATTCAAACGACAAATCAACATCAGGTTGAATATCTTTTACATACTCTCTAAATGCTCTACTGTCAATGGCAAATAGTTCGTTGTCTACAAAGTTTCTAACCGCTTGTTTACTATCATCTCCGTCTACTGATACAATTACGTATTTTAAACGGGTAGATAGTTCTTTATCAATTCCTGTTCGTGCAGTTACCTTTTTAAGTCCTTTTAGTTCTTCGGTTATTGCTTGTTCTAGTCCGTGTGTCAGTAATTGGAACTGTATGGTTCTTCCTGATTTTGGTAGAGTGTATGTAAATATGTTTTGGTGTGGTGTTAATAGTGTTTCGTCAACTTCTTTATCGGATACAGCAGTTAAATCAACGGATACTTTGTTTTTTTCTGAACAATGACCACACGCTACTTCTACATTGTAGTCTTTACCATAACCTAGTACTCGAGCGGCAATCATAATAGCATTTTTATCACCTACCAACAAGTCTTTGTATGATACAGGAGTAATTATCATCGCTTCTAGTAGTTTGTCTATAACAACACCTTGTTTAATAAGGTTTGCGGATGCAAGTATATCCTCTTCCTTAGCAGTCATATACTTCATTTCAATGGTTCCACCGGATAATGGGTGTCCTTCAGGATATAGTAGTCCTTTGCTGGGTAAATCAATTACTTCCGTTGGAAAGTCTGATTTCTTTACTTCTGTTTGTTTGTGTTGTGCTAGTAACGTAGCTTTTAATTGTTCTTCGTCTATTGGTTGGTTTTTACCTGGTAGGTCGTCTGTAACTTTCATTGTATTCCTTTTGTTGTTTATAACTTTGTAATAAATATAAGGAAATAAAAAAACCCGTTAATTGTTAGTTACGGGTTTAGTTTGATTTATGTTGATAACTAACTAGTTATTCAAATTTCTTATTTAGACGTTTTAAGTTTTTCCAATAGCTAGATTTTAAATGTTTACTGTCTACTGCTTCTGCGGAATCTCCATATGGTCCTTCATCGTATATATTTAATACATCGTCTCCCTCATATCCAAGTTTTACTTCAGTGTCACCAAATCTAAATCCAATTTTTTCGTATTTAATATAAGGGTCTTTGTCTGTAACGTTAAACGCTGTGAATCCATTTGATTTAGCTAAATTAGTTAATTTACTAATTGTTTGGTCGTTACTACCTTCTTGTAAAACGTATTTTCTTCTAAATTTTTCTGCTACTTCTTTACTGTTCATAGTGTTTCCTAATTTGTATATAAATATTGTAAAATAAAAAAACCCGTTAATTGTTAGGTAGTCGGGTTAATGTAATTTATTATGACCTCTCTGTAATATAAAACCCTAAAAGAGATTCTAATTCGCTGTGTTTAATAGAGGATTTAATATCAATACCAATAGTCACATCTCCGTCACGTACATATACACTCGCGGTTTTATTTCCAACTTTTAATTCTTTAGGTAATTTTTTTGATACAGATAATAATTTTTTTTCAATAGCAACTAATTCCTTAACAGTATATTCTTCATTCCATTGGTTCCACTCTAATATATAATCATTACCTCTAAGACGTGTTATGTAATAATACCTACCTAATAATGCTAGTTCGGCTTTACGTGACATTTCAAAATCAATATTTAACCCTTCGTTTAAAACGTATTTTCTTCTAAACTTGTCTGATACTTCTTTACTGTTCATAGTGTTTCCTAATTTGTATATAAATATTGTAAAAATTAAAAAACCGTTAATTGTTAGGTAGTAGGATTAGCCCAATACTGTTTAAAGTCTTTTTCATTCTTTACGGGTTTATCCATCCATTCCGGCTTTAATGAAAATATTTGTGAATATAGTCCACTATATGTTTCCTTGTAGTATTTATCTAGACTTTTAGGTTTATCGTCTTCAAAATTTTCGTTCCACTTTACGGGTAAAAGAAATTTCTCTTTTCTACCATCGTTAGCTTTGTACTTCGGGGCTTCGTTTAGAACGTATTTTTTTCTAAACTTGTCTGCTACTTCTCTGCCTGATATTGGTTTTTTCATAGTATTCTTATTTGTATTAGTTCCAGCCTATTTCATATGATAACTCATTAATATGGTTTAAAATACCTCTACTATCTGTTACTTTAAATGTTTTGTTCTTAACATCCATTTCATATCCATCATCACCTGATACCACTACCTTATCATCTTTTGATGTATATGTTATATCTATGGAAGTTGTTGGGTCTTCTTTTATATTTTTTAATGTTATAGTTAACATTTTTGGACTAGTACTACTCCACTCTGTTACTTTTATTATTTTTGGTAATTTACCCAATATAGTGGATTTAGTTTTATTCCATTTTTCAAGTGTTTTTGGAGTATCTAATATACCTTCGTTTAATTTGTTTTTTGGTACCCACATTTGTCTTCCGTTCTTCTTGCCACCTGTAATTTTTTTATAACCCGAATAAGGATATACTCTGTCGGTAGGTATAGATGTTCTTCGGTTATTGAATACCACTGTTTTACTGTTAACTTTAACAACTTCTGTTGGTTCAGTTTCTAAAAAGAAATCCGCACCTTGCATTGGTTTTTCTAAATATTTTACTTTGTCGCCTACTTTAATAGTACCTTCTTGTAAAACGTATTTTCTTCTAAATTTTTCTGCTACTTCTTTACTGTTCATAGTGTTTCCTAATTTGTATATAAATATTGTAAAACTAAAAAAACCCGTAAACAGTTTAATATTTACGGGTTCTCTGTTCTTCTGTCTATATGTGTTCTTAAGGTTACATTTCTATTATCATATTGTTTGTTTATAGTATTCGTTGGCCCTTTTCATCGATATTCCAACTTCCATATTTTTCGTAATACTCGTAGGCGTGTTTCGCCTCTTTTAATCCTATACCTGTTGCATCTTTTACTGCTTTTACACCGGCAAGTTTCATTCCCTTCTTATAATGGTCTTCCGCTTGTTGTGCCCACCAATGTTTCTTAGTTGGGTCTGTGTTTAAGTAGGTTTCCACTATGGTTTTTGCAACTTCTTGCCAAGTGCCTATGTTTTCTGGACTACTACTCATACCGCGGATTACTAGTTGTACTAGGTCTGATTTTTTTAGTGTTTTAGTTTCCGCCATATTCCTTATATTAAACTGTTTATAACTTGTTCCTTAGTAACCTTGTAACTTGCTCCTCTTGGACTTTCAATTACATACGGATATTTAGGTCTGTTACTTTTGTAATTTGTTATCGTGTATTTTGTTCCACGTAACAGAATTGTTTTTCCAATTAAAGTGTTTGGATTGTTGGTGTTAACCGTTGGATCAACTTTTCTGTTTCCCACGTTTGTACCAATTAACTTGGTTCTGAAATCAGAACTATCAAAACTAATATTTCCCAACTCTAGTTTAATACCATATTTCTTTTCTAAGTCCTTCACTGTTTCAGTAAAATCTCCTCTAAACTCCTTTAACATTTTTTTATTTATCATAACTTCTATTTTAAACTTTTTTCAACTAATTTATTTAATTTTTCCACGTTTGATACTGCTATAATTTGTTTCCAATACTTAGGCATTTTCTTAGTTAAAATAACCATTTGTTTAGGACTCAAATATCCTTTAGTTTGGTATTGTGTAGCAAACGAAGAAAGTATATCCCCATCAACACCACTAAACCCAATGTCATTGTGTTTGGTTGTTCCACCATAATCTTGTTCATCTTCCGTCTGATTAGCATATATTGTTGTTAATCCTTTTAGTGTCCAAACTTTGTTGGTTTTTAACTGTTCCTTAACAAATTCCTTTGTTGCTTTTTTTGTAATTTTCATAACTCTTATTTTATAAATTCATATAATAATCCATCATCAGGTCGTTTTCCCGTTTGTCTTGTGCTGTAACAATAGGAGTAACACCTAATTGTTTGTTAGTACCAACACTCCAGGTACAAAGACAAGCAATACGTCTTAACTGTTCGTTACCAATCTTATCGGCAATTTCTATTTGTTTGTATAATAACTCTTCCATCCTTTATCTCTTTTACTATGTAAAAGTACAACAAAAAAACCACAATTCCAAATTTTTATGCAATTATTTTTCTTAGTTCGTAACAAATTTATGAAGTTTCTATAATCCTTCCCCACTTATCAATCGGAACGAACTTCATATCCTCAAATCGAAAACACCCATTCATCTTTCTTTTCAACCATAACATACTGAATTTAACATTAATGTGCCCTAGACTATCTATACCACCAATGTATTCACTCGTAAATTTACACGCACCATATATAGACCTACATTCCCCTTCATCGTTAACGTACGCTCTGAACGTACTGTTACCCCAACTAGCACCGGGTACGTAAAATGGTTCACCTTTTAAAAACTTCTCTCTGTTTACTTTTGCTTTTTTGTTCATATCCTTTATTTTAATCGTTCGTAATTTCCTTTAGTTTTACTTTTTATTGTGAATGTACTGTCCATAACAACCTTACCGTCAGTTCCTTTAATGATTTCTCCTTTGTTAGCTGCGTAGAACTCTATTATCATCTCAGTCGTTATTGTCATACTTAGTATAGTAAATCCATCAGTAACTAAGTACCCATTCTGTAATGGCCAAGCTTGTTTACTTAACAAGTTGAAAGCTTTCTGTTTCATTCGTCCTGTGATTGGTGCTTCTTGTATTTGAGTGTAAATCTCGTCGTAGTTCATAGTAGTCATATCTCGTATCCTTTTTCCCTTTTACATAGTAAAAGTACAACAAAAAAACCACATATCCAAATTTATTTTTGTTGGGTCATAACAAACTTACGAACCGATTTATCACAAAAAAAGTCCGGACGTTTACCCAGACTTTTAAATGTTTTATGTATGTTGTTCTATCAAAATTGTAAAATTGCGTAGTCATATTTCAATGTCACGCCTATCTGTATTTCAGTATCAGTAGCCCAATCCATTCCACCCATATCGACAGATGCAATATAAGCACCTTTCAACGTCCATTCTTCAACTTTGTCAGCTACAGGTCCAAGTGAATTAAATGTAATATCTTTTTTGTAAAAGTCACTATACCCATCTCTACCTGTTACAGATTCGTGTGATAGTCTTACCCATTCCATAACCGCTTGTGCTGCTGATGGAACAACCGGGTCATATAATGTAATTGAAACGTCTTGCCAATCACCTTTACCTTTTAGTTTTCTCTTAACGTTGATGTGTTCTAGTACAACATCACCAAATGTAATACCTGGTCTATTTGCTGCTTTAATTAAGTATGCAGGAATACCCTCGATGTACATAATGAACCTGTTTGCTACTTTTGGTTCGAATGCTGTAAACATTACTTCCGTTGGGTCTAATAATTCTGCCATTGTTTAATCTCCTTGTTGATTCTTTTGTTTATTATAAATATACGAAATATTTATTTTTCTGTTTTTTCTTTATAATATAATACCTTGAACTCCAATAGTTCTTCTCTTAACTGTTCTCGTTTCGTTGCTTCTTCTTCTTTAAACTCCATAAACTTTTCAAACATTGTAAATTGCTTTTCAATGTCTGCGTTGTATTTACTCCATATATCCCTAAGTTCTCCGCTATGTTGTTCCTGTTTAGTATTCATAGCGTTAACTTGTGCACTTAATTCAATATATCCGTAAAATACGTAACCACACAATGAAGCGAGTATAGCCATTAAGATATCTTTGTATCCTATACTGCTCATATCCTCTCCTAATTTATGTACTTATAAATATAAGATTTTCACAAAAAAAAGGGACTATTTCTAGTCCCTTTTAATTTTAATTGTATTTGTAATTTACTACGTATTATGCATCAAATGTTGCACCGGTTGGTAGGATATTAAAATCCAAAACAATAAATTCAACAGTTTTTGCAGGCTGTATAAATATTTGTCCGTACATAATGTTTCTATCAATAACATCAGGTGTGTTATTACTCTCGTCCATTACCACTTTAAAGGCATATAAACCTTGTCTTTGTTGTACTGACTCTAAATAAGGATTAACAATGTTTAAGAATCTATTTCTAGTTACTGCTGTGTTGTTTTCAAACACCAAGTATCTTGAAGAACTTGCAATAAATTTCTTTAATGAAATTAATAGTCTTCTAACGTTAATTCTGTCTAGTGCACTTGGTTTAGCTTGTAGTGTCTTTTGACCCCACGCAACTACACCAGCATTAGGGAAACTTGCAATAGGATTAATTCTATTTTCATACAAGTCGTCTCGCTCACTATGTGTTAAACGTGTGTAAGCTTCAATTGCTTCACTGATTCCGCCTCTGTTTAGTCCAGCTGGGGCAAACCATGGTTCAGAAACTTTGTCACTGTAAGCTATAATACCCGGCATTACTACACTAGGTGGTACCCACATTGGTTTGTTTCTATTAACATCTAGTGTTTTTACCCAAGGATAATACACTGCAGTATAATTACTATCAATAGTTTGTACTGTGCTTAATGCAGATGCAATGTTTGCGGTTAATGTAAAACCATCCATTAAATAGAATGTATCGTTTCTATCTTCACATACTTCAATTGCTCTTGCTGTTATTCCACTATGTAATTCTTGTAGAATACCTGGTGTTACTAACATATTGATATCAAATTCATCAGGATTACTAATTGCGGCTAGTGCTTTTCGGTAAGCAGTGTCACCCCAAGCTCCAGAAGTTAAATTGAACCCTTGTGAGTTAGTTGATGATATGTTAGAACCTACTAAATGTTGAGTATGAACTTTGTATCCGTCAAATCCACCTTGGAAAGGTACAATGAATTTTCTAGTATCAGTAGATGTATCACTAGTTACTCCAATAGAACCTGTGTATGGTGCTGTTGCTGTTGGTGTATTAGCACCTGCAGGTTGGTTAAAGTTACTTAACACAAAATCCACGTTACTTCCGTTAGTTGTTGTTGTTTTAAACGCGTCAACCGGAAGTGGTTTCAAATAATTGTAGTTGTCAACTAGATTATAATCAAAACCAAAAGGTTTCTTCTTGTTGTAAATACCACCAATATTTTGGTCAGTTACGTAAGTAGGATTAATTGGTTGTGTAATACCTAATGGAACAGGACTAGTTAATTTTCTGAATCCAAATGGTATAAGTGTTGCACTTAATGCTCCAGCTATTACAGGATCGGCAACTTCTACTCTTATATTAGCCGAATTGTTTGCGTAATCTCCGTTACTTGTTAATTTACCCACCGAATCTACCGTTATATACTTGTCACCAATTACTCGTTGGATAAAGTTAGTTGAATCTGGGTTTAAGTTAACGTTTACAAATGTTTCTATTACATTTTGTCTACTATCACTATCATCTGTAGTGTATGGAGAACCATATACGTTGTCTTGGTCAACTGCTCTAAGAATTACGTTAAAAGAACCATAATCAGAACCTGGTATTGTTCCAGCTGCCCTAATATTTTCTATTTGAACTTTAAATTCGTAGTTAGTTGATGTACCGTGAGATAAGTGATGAAACTTAAATAAATTTTGTGAATTTCCACCAACTAGTTGTGATGTAATCCAAGGTGTGCTAGCAGCTGAATAATCATCGTTGAAATCCCATTCAGTTGTACCTGAACCTGTTGCTATTTCAAATACTGTTCCTGTATCTTCAGATAAACTTGCACTAGCGTTAGTACCAAATAATACATAGTTGTATGCTGGTTCAATGCCTGTTGGTAACTGACCGAATATATCACCTATGTATGCATTGTCGTTAGGGTCAATTGAACTACTATATGCGGTACCGTTGTTATCAGTGTAACTTGAATCGGTTGTAAACGAACCTGATATAGTTAATACTGCGTCGCCTGCTGCTCCACCTACTGAAACGGTTGATGTTTCAAAATATGCTAGTGTGTCTGCGTTAGTAGTAACTTGAGTTGGATGTAAAACTGATATCAGTCTTTTTCCGTAACTACCTGAGGCTAATACATATAAAGGATTGATTACTTCGTAACCACCAATTCCTAGTGTTCTGACAATAGTTGCTTTTCCTGCGTTTTTTAAATAATTTTGTACAGCGTAAGGTGTGTACATTGTTTCTTTTGTTGGTCCGAACTTCTGTACGAATTCGTTTCCTGACTCTACAACGGTAGGAACAAATGCTGGTCCTTTTACTGTTGGTCCTATAAACGCCGCGCCAATTTCACCAATACCTTGTGGTAAGAAAGATAAATCTCTTTCATTGGTAAATACTCCGGGACTTACTATTTTTTCTGCCATTTTTTCTCCATAATTTTATAATGAGGGTTTGTTAATAATATCATTAATAAATATTAAATAAATTTCCAAACGTTATACTTATTCAGTTTTATTTGGAATAAATTCACCTGTATCTAAATTAATTGTACCATCACCATACTTACCTGTTAAATTATTGGCAAATTCTTTTTCCAATGTCTGAGTAGTAGAGTATATTGATAATTGGTTTTCAATTTCTTGTTCAACTAAATGTTTTTGGATATTTAATTGACCTAAAGTAGCTGTAATCTGAGCATACTTATCTTGAATAGTTTTAATTTGATGAAGTTCGTCATCACTGAATTTAATTGGGGTTTGCATAACTTTTAGAATTCACTTATATTTTTAGTTTATAAGTTTGATTGATTAATGTTTTTGTGATTGTATATTATTGTTTTAATATATAAATAACTATAAGAAAGTAATCCCAAACGTTAAGAATTTAACAAGTTTTTTTAGGTTATTATTAATATAATGCGTATTTAGCATTTAGATAATCCCTAACCACATCATGCTCTGCTTCGTTTAAAACTCTGTCATACGTAATTATTTCAGCTAGTTTCATACCACAAGGTGCCCCTCCCCCTCTTATTCCTATTGCTGCAGGTCCTCCATTAATTGGATTTCCAGGATTTGGATTCAAATTCATTAAAAAATTACCATTCCAATTTGCAGTTGTTTGAATACCAATTCTTTGATCCCAATCAAATAAATGTGGGTCTGTTACAGGTGTTGATGTAAAAGGGGAAACATCTGTATCTCCCGAACCAAACACTATTTGCATTTTATCTCCACCATAACCAAGGGTAACCCAATGAACAGAGGCAAGAGATAATACCGTACCGCCAATGCCCGTTTTTTGTGCTACTATAAAAGCGGTATATGGAACAGTAAATCTTCCTTGCAAAGGAAAATGTAAACTATCATTGATACCATCAAATTCTATACAAGGCATATTGTTTGAACCAAAACCACTATCTCTATATATAGGTTGATTTAAAAGAGTACTTTGTTCAAAATCATATCCGTTACCAGCCAGATTTTCTAGAAAATAAACAGGGTCTGCATTTGTAGGTTCTCCGGTATTAACCCCATCAGTAGCATTTACCCATAGTTGTACTCCTGTAACATCAGAAAAACTAAGTTTACAATTTACTTTAGGTGTTGCTTCTAACAATGAACCACTACCATAACTTGTTATAGGTACATTATTTATGTCATCCACCACTTCAGTATTCCAAACAACTTTAGCAGGACTATAAAATTTAGTTGCGGTTGATTTATGACGTGCTTCTTTAGGAAGTAACCTACCTTGTAGTGTTAAATCAAACGTTGCTTTAACTAGTCTATCTTCACCTACATTGTTTGTTACTTCAAAGTTAGCACCATCAGTTTTAACTGTAAATTTAAAAGTTTCTCCCCAAGCAGTATGTGACCAATATAGTATTTGTTCAGCTAAGTGATTTACTTGAGTTGTGTAATCACACCATATAATCATATTATAAGTTATGTCTACATAATCAGGTATGTCTACTGAAAAGTATTCTTCAACGGGTTTACTATTTGTTAGTATTGAAAAGGCATCGTAACGATTAAATTGTGTATGTTTACGTTTAACTAATGATTGCATTTCTTTAGAATCACTAATCTTGTTAAATATCATTCCGTTACGTGACATACCTGTTCTGTTGAATACAATAATAGGAGCTAATGTTTTACCTTTATCGTCTTTCATATATCCATCACGTTGTACACTTGCCCATTTCTCTGGACTTGCATACATTACAGGAACTTTTACATACTCACCATCTTGTTCTACGTATGGTTCTATGACATTGTCAATAAAACTTTTTATGGCGTGGTCTGTATGATATAATCCTATACTTGGACCTTTAACATTATCAGTATCTCTACGAGTTTCTTCGGCACGATTTATTTCAACGTCTTTAGAAAACGTTTGTTGTGTGAAGTCAATATCACGTAAGAATTTATTTACTTTTTCTTGTTTACTCATTATTCAGCCGGGTCTGGAGGAAACCAATCCTCAGTTAATTCTACGCCATTATTGGTAACAGCTAATGGTCCATCATTAGTACAAGGAACAGCCCATCTATCTTCATTAGGGTGTTGAAATACATCAGAATATTTATCACCGATATATTTAGGTAAATCCTTTTTAAGGTTATACCATTCCAATTGCCTAGCATCAGCTTCTGCTTCTGTATTGTATATCTCAGCTATCATACTATATGTTATCAATTTGTTTTAATAGTTCAGAAGATATTTTTATTCTTCTTCTTCCTATTTCACCCATTTTATCAGGTATATCTTCGTTAACTAACTTAATAGTATCACCACTCATTTCCCAAGGCCCCCAATGTTTTTTAGATACCATAAATTTAACTGCTTGTTCTGCAGTGTAATATTTACAATCTTTGGGCGTAACGTTACCAACTTTATAATATAAAGCCTTTGGCATTTCTTGTTTTTTTCCGTTAGAATGGTCTATTACTTTGTTACCATATTCAACCCAACAATGCCCAAAACGAATACCGGTTAATGGTCCTTGACCATCTACCATACCGTGCACTAATTTAGCTTTATTATCTCCAAAGAATTCGTAGATAAGTTTTCCGTTTGCTTGGTAACAATCACCTAATGTAGTTGCTTCTTGTAATGATTCATATCCTGTTTCAATATCACTTATTTTTTTTTCTTTTGCTCTTCCGGAACCAATTTTAGTTTCCTTACCTTTAGGTCCGTATTTCCAATCTTTACCTTTTTTAAATCCACTACCTCCAAAGTCAGACCAACTATTTTTAGAACCAAACGACTGAACATTTTTATCTTCCATCAAGTCTTTTAATATGTCTTTCAGTCTAATCATCTATTAGTCCTTTGGTAAATCTCTATCGTCTTTATTAATACCTGTACGTATTTCCACTAAGTTAATTCTACTACGTCTTGTTATATGTCCACTAAATACAATTGATACGTCCCAGCCCCAATTTTTATGAGTTTCTGTTAAATCAGTGTCAGGATTTTTACCTGAATGATATTGATTGTTAACCACACTATCTAATTCAAAGTATTCATTGTCCCAAACTATAATATCTCCTACCTCAACATATAAATCTATTAGTTTTAAGTCATCTCTAAGGAAAGCAAACGTTGCTTGACTTGTATAATCAACTCCAAATTCATCACCATTCCAACTTTGTGGGTCTCTACCAACTAGTACCGGACATTTAACGGGTTTGTAATATACCTTAGCATCAGACTCACCATATAAGTTTTGTTCAGTTTCATCTAAAGCAAGTTTGTAAATACCACAATCTTGTTGTATCCACTTGTTTATGAGTTCACGGTTCATTGACCTCATAAAACTAACATCTCGTCTACCGCCAAAGAGAGGAGGACACATTATAATACCTCCGTAACGTTACGAGTTAATAATAAATGGTTATATAAGTTTTCCCAATTAGGCATTAGCTCGCTTTATCTATCCAAGTTTTCCAATATCCGGAAGCTTTGTCTAATTTGTCTTTAATACTATTTAATGATGTTTTAAACAAGTCTAATTCAGTAAAACCAATCCATAAATTCTGTTGTTGTTTGGGAAGTCCTGTTTTAGGTATTAACTTGTTTACCATATTATCAAGTTTGATAATATTAGCTTCTACGTTCCTAACAGATTTCTGTGTTATCTTAATCTGTTTGTCTAAAGTAAGTAAGTCTTTTACACTAATACCTTGATTTTCTTTTATTAGTTGTTTTAGTTTCATATTTTACCCTATGTAAATCTTTAATGGAATTTTACTCATTTGGTCATTTAGGAACTGTGCTTCTTCCGATGCCTTTTCCATTTGGTTTCTTCTACTTAATGCTTCTAAATCAGTTTTAAGTTGTTCTAACAATCTGTCTTTCATTGTCTGTGAATTACTTAATAAATCAGCTCCGTTTAATGTAATGTCTGCGTTTGGAATAGGAATACTAGAATACTTACTACGTACCCAACCTAACATTTCCATTACACAAGCTAATCCATAGTCCCATATCCATCTTTGACCTACTGATGTAATACTTCCGTAAGGAATAAAGTCATATGGTACATTACTAGTATCAGATACTTGACTTCCACTAGTATTATATCGTAATGGGTTAGCTCGTTCTGATTTTAGTATGTATTCAAAATGTACTTTAAAGTTTGTGACAGGAATAGGAAATAATTTTAGTCGGTTATCAATTATCTCCCATCCATAATGAGATTTTCTAACTGTATCATTTAATTCAATTGCTTGTAGTCTTAATAAATCAGCATACATTGGCATCATTAAGAAAGTTACTGCCGGTGACATTCCACCAAAACCAAATCCTTCCAACATATTTTGTGAACCAGCTCCTGTATCTAAGAATGGGTCAAAATAACGTTTAATTGCCGGAGGAGCATTATGAAATACTCTTTTAATTTCTATATTATCGTCTGGATGTAGTGTATCACGGACTAGTTCATTTAAGTCGTAATCTTGTTGACCGGTAACTGCATTAATACTACCCGTTTGCCATTGAACTTGTCCACCAACACCTGCTTCACCGCCATAATCTTGTGCTAACGTTACTACAAAGTCTAGATTGTTGGCAACTACTTTACCTGTTAAATCTGTACTTGTAGGAGCTCCGGTAACATACAATATATTATCTTTAATATTGCTTTGGTTAACTAAACTACTATATTCTGATATAGCTTCTTCTAAACAAGTGTAAAAGTTTACATCTTGTAATTCTATATCAGTGATTGGATATCCCAATCTTTGAGCAGCAAAGTTTGCAAACTTATCTGCATCCGTAATAAACGATGCATCTGTATCATATAAACCAAAAGGTGTACTACCTGATGAAAAACTACTGCTACCAGGCCAGATTGGAATGTTATACTCAGTACCTGCCATATTAATCTCCTATTTAGTAATAAATATTAAGATTTCTTATTTACAGTTTCTTTTTCTTCTCGGATTCGTATATATTCCGTTAATATCTCGTCTACTATGCCGTGTCTATGATTCGTTTTTAAATGTACACTATCTAGTTGATTAATTTTTCCAACCATTTCTAGTAATTCATTGAATCCGGAATCTTTTTTTCTTTTAAAATCGTTTTGAGCTTCGTCACCACATAGTATCATTTTACTACCTTTACCTAGGCGAGACAATATCATTTCTAACTGTTCATCTGTAACGTTTTGTGCTTCGTCTACAATAATACAACTATCCACAAAAGTTCTACCTCTCATAAACCCAATAGGAACAATACTAATAACACCGTCTTTCAACATTGTGTCAATTTTTTCCTTTTTATACAACAAATGCATATTACCAATGATTGGTGCCATAAAAGGTTCCATCTTTTCAAATAAATCTCCGGGTAAAAACCCTATATCTTCTTTTGATACCGTACTACGGACTATTACAATACGTTCTATGTCTTTGGTAAAATATTGGTCCAATGCTACTTGACAAGCAACTAAAGTTTTACCACTACCCGCTTTACCTGTAAGAATAGTAATAGCATTTTGTAGTATTACTGCCTTAGCTTCTTTCTGTTCAGCATTTAATTGGATTTTAAACTTAATTGGGTTCTTAGGTTTTCTTTTGGATTTGTTGGTACCTACTACGTGTCGTACTTTATTATTCTGTACTACATCAGTACCATTCAATTCGTGATTTGATTTCATATCTATACCTTAATTGTTTAGTATAAATATAAGAAAGTTGGAAACTTGTTACTTCTTGTGCTTTGTTTTACGTGAATACGTCTTGTCTGATTTGTGGACTTTATGTGTAGCAGTCCAATGCCCGTTTTGTTCCAATTCGATTTCTCGATTGATACGTTTGTTGTTGTTTAATATCTGTTGTTTAGTTATTTTCACACTATCTCCTCGTATATGTCGTACGGCTCGTTTACTCCGTCTGAGTTATAACGATTTACTGTTATTACTTTATACCATACTCCGTCTATTTTTATTATATCGTTCATACCTCTCCGTTTAATACTTGAATATGTCTGTTAGTAAAATGTGTTAAACTTTCTAAACTATGGGCTAACCTAATCGTATCATTAGATTTAAACGCTATTCCATATTGTTTAGTCCAATACTTAATCCTGTCTGTATAGTCCGATTTCCGTTTAGATGTACTAACTAAACGTAAATGGGATTCATATACACCAGGATTTTGAGGACTAAGTCCTTTTGTAACAGGAAAATAACAAGGCTCACTAATATTAGCTTTAACACCACCTATAACGAATTGTTTACCCAATTTCCAACCGGCACCTGTTACCGATGATGAATTTGAAATACATTCTACTTTATCACCTACTTTGTATTTTGTTTTTTTCATAACTCTTAATATTTTATATCAATTAAACTTCCGTAATTTGCTGTAAACTCAACTCCATTTTTAGTTAGAACTTCTTGTATCTTTTCAAAATTCTCTTTGTATCTAACTTCCAATGTGAAGTAGTTCATTCCTCTGCCCGTACTAACCGTGAAGTGACCTTTGTTGGCTTCTTGATACATAAACTTATCACTTCGTCCATCAAAGTATCTCTCGAAAGTTACTCTTATCAAACCGTTCTCTTTTAACAGTTTCATCGTTGGGCTTATTGTTTTTGTTTTTTTCATAACTCTTAATTTACTTTAGTTAAATAATCTGAACCTATTGTTGTTTCCAAAATAGTCCAATCTGGAGTTGGAGAAAACTCGTCTTTAAGTTTTAATATTGTTTCTTTTGCTTCTTTTAATGTATAAAATACACCGCTAGTTCCATACTCAGTGTAACTTTCCATCATTTGTTCCCAATTTAAAATATATACTTTCATAACTCTAGTTCTTTAACTGTTTTACTATGTAAAAGTACAACATTTTTTTCACAATTCCTAATTTTTATGTGATTATTTTCAAAAAAAAAGACCCACCGAAGTGAGTCTTTAATTTTAATAGAATATGTAATCAAATGATTATACGTTGTCTAGTCCTTCAACATACAACTTACCATAAAATTCTGGTCGGATCATCTTCTTAGCATAACGCGTCATCACCCCTTTTCTCGGTGTGAAATTATTCGGGTCATAAACCAATGGAGTCATTATTAACGGAATATAAGGTGCATAAACAGCTCCCGTTTCAAGGAATTGACTTCCTCTGTATCCTGTTAATACTACGTTCTCTAACATATAAGGGTTCTTGTAAACTTGGAATCTTGAGTTAAGAGTTCCAACTTTTTGAACACCCATTGCGAAACCGTTAGTTCCCCAAGCAGTACCATCAGTATCAGCAGCATAACCTGGAATTGATTCTAATATAGTTGCTACTTTTGGAGATACAACTACAAAGTTAGCACCACCACGCATCGTTTTCTGATGAATAGAGTTACTCAACGATTGTAATTTAGTTCCAAGTGTTTGGAACCAAGTACCTTGGTTGTAAGCTTGTCCGGCAATAGTTGCAGGAGTTTCAAACAAACCTGTTGATTTGTTGTATTGTCTACCAATAGTTGCTGACCAATACTCAGTTGTTACTGCATTTTGAATCAACATATCAAGAATCTCTAAGTCAATCTCTTGTGAGATATATTCAGACAACATTGAAGTTAATTCGTTCTCAGCATCAATAGAGTGATAAGCGTTCAAATCTTGTGCAAATTCTGGAGTCCAGATTGCTTTCAATTTTCTCGTCTTAGCAACAATTGCTTCACTTCTCATTTCAATATTCAATTCAGGAATATTGATGTTAGTATCAATAGCGTTACCTGCTACCGGAACTTGTCCTGCTTCAAAATCACCTCTTGTAATATCAGTAGGTTGTTTTTGATATGTAATCAATCCACCTGGACTTGCTACTACTGAACCAGAAATTACAAACGTAATTTGCGTGTCAGCACTGTTTATTCTTGTGAATGCTGGGTAATAAGCAATAATACCTGAACCACTGATTTCAAAAGCTCTTACGCCTTCTGCATCAAACTCGGGTAAATCAGAAGTTAATACAGTAACAGTTTGTAATCCACCAGCTGACATAGAAGCACTATAATCAGAATCAAAGTTTACATCACTAATTGTTGCTGAACCTGTTCCCCATACACCGGCAACAGGTGTTGCTGCAGCAGTAAAACCACCACTTCCTGTTTCGTTGATTGAATAACCAAATCTACCAGCACCATAAAGACCTTCGCTAGCAGCAGAAGTAGTGTCTGTAACACCAAATACTGAATCTAGTTGTGAATCTTTACCAGCACCTGTTTCAAAACCTGGTTGAGCTGAACCATACTTGAAATCTAAGTAAAATACTAGACCTGATGGTAAGTTCATTGGTTGTACAGATACAAAGTCTTTTGCAGCTATTTCACTAAATACTCTTCGTACAAGTGGTAAAGCAACTCCTGACCATTCTTCTGATCCATCTGCAGTTCCTGTCCTAGAAGCTTCAGTTACTAATTGTTTTGCTTGATTTTCAAGCATGATCGCCATTCCGTGTTTATCATAGTCAGTATCAATACCTTCTAGTAAACCCGTCTTCTGCCATTTTGAAACGATTTGTTTTGTTTCGTTCAATTGGTTTCTGTACGTAGCGTTCGTGTTTTCCATTATGTTTTTTATATTTGACATAATTGTTTTTCTCCGTTTTTTTAAATTAATTAATTACTTTTTTAAACCTGCAAGTTTTTGCATTCTATTAGAAAACTTATTACTCTCAGAAATTATTTGTTTCTTTGGAGCAGTTGTTCCTGTTACTCTACTTGCGTTTTCGTTTACTTTACGTTTTGCTGGTCTTTTCATAGATTCAGCTAATGTAGTGTAAACTAGTTTTACTTCTCTTAAAGTCTGAGCTCTATCAAAGTTGTCAATAACGTTTAACTTTTGTGACTCGTTTAAGTCATAAGATTTAAACAGTTTGTTCGAAAACAAAAGTTTAGCGTTTAACAAGTTTGTTTCATTTAAAGATTCTTTCATTACTTTAATAGTTTTGTAAGCTTCTTCTAATTCTTCAGCCATATCTTCTTCTTCTGTTGAAACCGCATCTGCATCACCATCTGGTAATCCATCACCACTCATAGAATCGTCTTCTCTTAGTGCTGCGATAATTTCATTGATATCAATGTCATCTTCATGCTCATCTTCAGTTAAGTCGTCGTCGTTTTCAATTTCTGATGATTCTAATTCTTCAGTCATTTCGTCTTCAACTTCATCTTCCATTTCAACTTCTGAATCCATATCATCTTCACCTTCTAGCTCTCTAATGATAGCTTCAAGTTCTAAATCTTCTTCATCGTCCATATCCATTTCTGCGTCTACTTCTGAATCCATTTCAACTTCGTCTTCTGCATCCATTTCTGCATCCATTTCAACATCGTCTTCTGAATCCATTTCATCTTCGTCCATATCCATTTCTTCATCACCTTCTAGTGATTCTGAATCGTCCATTTCGTCGTAAACTTCGGCATCCATTTCTTCTTCTTCCCCTTCCATCTCTTCGTCATCCATTTCTTGCATCATTTTAGCAGAAATCATTGATTGTAGTTTTGGAGTGAAAGCTTCTTCTAAAGCTGCTTTTGCATTTAACAAAGCTGTAGATCTTACCGCTTTAGCATCTGCAATTGCCTCTTTTAACAATTTACTTTTTGACATATTATTGTCTCCCTTAATGTTTGTTTAGGAAATATACTTATTGAGAAGTATAATGTAATTTTAATTCTAGACCTTATATAGAGATAAGGTATTTGTGAAAGTCTAATATAAATATAAGAAAAAAAACTAAACGTTTAAAATTATTGAAAAAAACTTGTTTATTATGTATTTTTTTTGTATATTTGTAGTATTAACCAAAAATTTTATCGGCAAATGTAATTATTAACCCAACAACAATTTGTATGCCTACAATTATACCTAGAAATTTAGTCATTTGGTTCTTTTGCATATACACTTCGTCTTTAACTTGTTGCATCTGTTTAGGGGACCAAACCTCATTAACTTCTTGTATATGTTTTACTAATTCGTTTCTAATATCCTTAATATCCTTGGCTGCAGCTAGAAACGTTTTTTCGTCGACTTCACGATGCTGTTCTACTTCTTGTTGAACCAACGATATTTTTTTACTTAGTTCTGCAATTACTGATTCGTCTTTTTCTAAACTAGTGTTAAGACGTTCTAATTCATTTAATACAAGGCGTCCATACTCAGACCACCCATTTGTCGATATACTATCTTTATCGGTTTTCATATCGATACCTTTGAAAGAATACCAATAATAGTAGCACAAATTGATTCGTAATGTCTTATCTTTGCTTTAGGTTGTTTAAGATTACTGATAATTTCCTGTTCATTATCTATAACCCGTTGGATATCACTTAGTGTATTAGTGTAACCGTCGTCAGATGAGTGATTAGCTTCCAATACGTCAACTAATTTACGTATTTGTTGTAAGTTTGTAGACTGTTCTTTATTTGACGACGTTGTGTTTGGCATCAAATATTGCTCTGTCTTTAAGTCTTCGTCTTTTTGCAGTAGGCTTTTCATATTCTCTTCTCTCTCTATACTGTTCAATTATTTCGTTGTCTTTAACTTTCCCTTTCCATACCCTTAACGCGTGTTCAATATCGTTTGGTTTTGGACCTAATACTTTTACTGCCATTCCATTACCTGGAACTATTGTTTTTATGCTTCTTCCGTTCATCTTTGTAACTTATTTTTTGTTTAATTATTTATTTCTTTTTAGGTTCATTTTTATAGATAGAAAGTTTCTTATTTAATATAGATCCAATAATGTTCTTCATCATCAAAGTAATCTTCTAACTCTGGATGTTTCTTAACAAGTCTATCTTCAATCTTTCCGGTACCATCAAAAGTGAAGGTTGCTTTGCCTTTGAATTCTGGTAATCGTAATATAGTTCGACAATCCTTTGGAAAACTATCTGATCCTTCTTGTGAGAAATTAAAAGTATCTACTCCCATTAAATGTGGATGAACCATTTTGAATCGTAGATCTCGTTCTTCTACTTGAAAGCGGTTTGCTAATTTTTTACGAAAACTTTTAACCCAACTTGGGAATTTTATTTTTTTAGGTTCATTTTTATAGATAACTGATTCATCGATTGCTTTTAAATCGATGTCTGTTGCTTCATAAGTGTATGCTATTGCATCCGATTCACTTACTCCAAATTTCTTAGCAAGTTTACGTATAATATCTTTTGTAATTTTACTTTCAGGTATTCTATCAAACGCTTTTGCGAATGGTGTAGGAACCGAAGTATTTTCGTGTAATTCGTCGATTGCTTTTGGATATGGAGTTTTCTTTGCTAAATCTAAAAGAACTTTTAAATCAGATGCTTTGTTTCTATTGTATTTATCTGCATTCTTTTTATTTTTGAAAATAGCTGATACTTTCTTTCCGTTATCATCAATCATAATAATGATACCTTTTTTACCAACGTGTTTTTCATCAGTTACAGATAATCCTTCATTTACTGATTCAGTAACGTCATATTTTTCTCCGTCAACTTCAAATGAATCATCACCATCTTTCTTAGCTTTACTTACAGCGGCACCAAATGCGTTTCCTTCCTCAACATCATTAATATCAAAGTACTTACCTAGTGTTCCACCCATATCTTCATAACAAGCTTCCATACGTTGTTGTAATATAGACATTTCCTTTGCAGTCTTTTCAAATATTTTGTAGCTTTCACCTAACCCTTTCATATGACGACCAACGGTTACACCATCAAACCAATCACCTTCCTGTAAAGCAACGTGTTTAGCTTGTTCCAACATTTTACCGATAGATTCCGACATATCTTGAAAAGAGTTTTCTCTGTAAATTGATTCTCCAAAAGAATTAAAGTTTCCCACTGATTCTAAGAATGCTCGTTTGTCTTCGTTAGACATTTTAGGAGTTTCTTGTTCTCCCCAAGACTCGTTTAGTTTAATTTTTTTGTTTGTGCTGTTTAGTAAATCTCTTAGTTTCATAGTATTCCTTAAAATTTGAAAATTATTTCGTTTGGACTAATGCCTTCTTTCTTCATTAACTTAATTAATGCTTCATATACTTTCATACCAATTTTTTCATTGGATTCTGGATTAGGTAATCCTTGTATTCTAATGTTAGTGTTTAACCCACGTGCATTAAATTCTTGTTTAGCTTCTGTAACTGATTTAGGAGCATCGAACTTACCGGTTGTTTTGTTGTATTTGAAGTTGTTGTTCATAATTACTTTATAGACTTTTTAAGGTATCCAACAATATAGTCTAATAGTTCCTTTTGAGCAGGTTTAATATCTCCCTTTTCTGTCAGTGGCCCTTCTTTCCATTTTAACCAAGCGTTCTTGATTAAAAATAAGGCTTTTCTAATTTTATCCGGGTCCATTACTTCAATGTACTCTTCGGTAAGTACATCTTCCCGTATAGTATCAATATTAATAACTTTGTTTTTACCTGAATCAGTTTTAACAGCGTATTTGTGATTTCCCATACGTTTTACAATAGTAGCAGAATCACCATCAGCTAAAGTAACGGAATCACCAATTTTCTTTTCTGTTGGCATTCTTTCGGCAAGTTGATCTTCTATCTCTTCGTTAGTTGAATGTTTACCTGGAGCTTCATATTTACCTGTTGCTTTGTTGTATTTAAACATTTGAGAACTTGGTAATTCCCCAAGTACTGATTCGTTTAATAAGTCTTTTAATTTAGTTCGTTTCATTTTGTTCCTTTGTACTATATAAATATACGTTTAATGTTTTTCAACTGATTCTTTACCTTCAAGTAAACAGCAACAAACACCGTTTACATCACATATAATTTCAGTTATCAAACTGTTTACCCGTGCAAATTTGTTTTCTGTGATAAATTGTTTTGATTCGTTTAATACACCTTCTTTAACAACAGGTTGCCAAGCTTCTTGTGTACTAGGATTACTCACAAAGTCCCAACCTAGTAATTCAAAGTCATCTTCTACCACTACTGCTGGTTCACCATCGGATTCATCAACAATTTCTTTAACAGACCCCATACCACGTGAACTAATACCTACTTTGATACCGGCATCAAGTAACGCTTTAAGTGTATTTCCTGCTGGAGTACCTTTAACACCACTTGGTAAGTCACATAGTACTTCAATGGTACCTACTAAGTCGTTACCTTCCCAATGTGCTTCCGTAATACAATGTGAAACGTTTTGTAGTGAGATAACACTACTGTCCGGATGATCTAATTCCCCTAATGCTCTACGTTCTTTGATAAGTTGTTGGTAATTTTTAACTTCGCGTTCTAATATGTCACTTGGATACCTACGTCTGTTTTGGTTTAAGGCTTCTTTACGTTGTAATATACCACGTGTCATTGGATATCCACGTTGTGAAGATTTACCTTCCATTAGAGTACCGGGTACTATTTGAAAAAATCCATTGGCTCCTGCTGCGTCTACTAAATTCTGTTTCATATTATATCCTTATTTTGCCCAAACGTTTTTCTTTTTATATAAGTCAAAGAATATACTAGCTATCTCTGCTCTAATGATTTCTCTTAACTCGATGTAATCTTCCGGTTCAAGTTCTTCTTTGATTACTGATTCTTTCTTTATGTTTCTTTTTTGTGCGACTAAGTTGTTAAGTTGTGAAAATAAGGCTGCAATATCTTTATTTAGTTTTTTTTCATCCGGAGACATCGGTGATTCGATATCCATTTTTGAATACAATTTTTTCTTTTTGTCAATAAGTGGACTAAGTTTTTTCCTTATAATTACTGACGCCTTTTCCAAATCCTTTAGGGTATCTTCGCTTATATGTTTTTTAGTTTTATGCACTTAAATCCCTGAATTTATGAGCTACTTTTAAAATACGTTCTGAAATTTTACCTAAACGTGATTTTGTCGATTTCCAATACTGACCATTGTCAACACCCATTTCCTGTTTCAGTTTAACGTTTTGTGATACTAGTCTTTCTATTTCAAATAGTTTACGATTAATCTCTTTGATAGCAGTATTTACTTTCTGTTTACTGTTCATTGATTCATCACGTTTGTAATCTTTGTAGGATGCTTCTGTTAAATGTAGTTCACTTGCTACTCGTTTAAATTCACTACCTTCAAAGTTACGATTACCAGCTGGTTCTTTTTTGTATCCAAGTACTTCAATGTGATCATCGTCTAAGTCATCTTCGTCTTTT